TGGCGACCATCAAGACGACCCAGCTCCGCCGCGCCGTGCTGTCGGAGCTCAAGGCAACTTCCGCCGTCACGAGCCTGGTCGCGACCGCGAGCATCTACCCGCAGACGACGCCACCCGCGCCGGCCTATCCGCATATTCGCATGGGCGCGCCGAGCTTCTTCCCGCTCAGAGCGGCCTGTGTCGACGGCACCACGGGCATATTCTCGGTCCACACCTTCTCTCGGGGCGTCGATACCGGCGGCGCGCTGGCGATGACCGGAGAGGACCATGCCGGCAATATCGGCGACGCCATCGCCGCGGCACTCGACGGGCAGATCCTGATCACTGACGACGGCGCCAGGCTGCATATCCGATGGACCGGTTCCCAGCTGATGCAAGACGGTGCGGAGGCCGACCTTTATCATGCCGTCGTGAACTTCTCCCTGCGCACCATCGAATGAAGGACGAGATCATGCCGAAGACGCACAAGTTCACCGCAGACTGGACCTATCGCACCCCACTGGTGACGATCGATTATCCCGCACGGACGGAAACCCCGCTATCCGCTGAGGTGCTGAGGGCGGCGACCTCCGCCGGCGTAATCGAGGGCGCGAAGGGCGACGAACCCGTCACCGAATAACGGGATGCCGGTTGCTCGGGGTCATGCTATGTCGGCGCCGTGAGCGATCCCCGTCACCCCGTTGCAGAGACGCTGCTCGAGGCCCTGATGATCGCGCTGATCCGGCGCGGCATCATGAGCGAGGAAGAGCTGCAGGAGGCTGCCGCTTCGGTCTCCGACATGGGCGGCGATGCTGACGAAGCGGCGCACCTCGTCAACTGTGCCGTCCTCCGCGCCTCGCTCCCGCCCAGGTCGCAAATGGTCGCCGATCGGGCGCGGGCACGGTTCCGGGTGATCTCCTCCGATGACGGCGGTAATCCGGATAGGTAGCGGCCGATAAACCTGCCTCCGATTTCAACGGAGACCAGGCATGTCCCTACCGACCGAGGCAGATTTCGGCATCGTCAAGATGGGCGACGGCGCGTCGCCGACCGAGGTCTTCACGACCGTCTGCGGTATCCAGGACGTCGCGATCAACGAGACCGTCGCGACCGAGGATCGCTTCGTTCCCGACTGCGCCAACCCAGGCTCGCTGCCTCAGCGCAAGTCCAAGCCGAACGGTCGGCAGGTCGACGTGTCGGCCACCGGCCTGATCAACCTTGCCCAGATCGCCACGGTTCGCGCGGCTCTCGGCGTGGCGAAGAACTACAAGATCGAGCTCTATAATTACGACAGCACGACCTCGGGAACGCTGATCGGGACGCTCTCGGGCTCGTTCATGCTCACGGCGAACAACATGAACGTCGTCCGACAGGGCAACTCCTCCGCCGAGATGACCTTCGCGAGCCAGGGCGCCACGACCTACGCATGAGTCTGCCGACCGACATTACGCTCGGCTTCGCAGACGGCGAATATCGCTTCGCCCTCCTCTTGCCGCAGCAGCTCGAACTGGAAAAGGTCTGCGGCTTCGTCGACCGCGACGGCAATCAGCGCCGACGTGGCCTGGTCGAGATCTATTCCGACGTGGTGGCTGGCCTTGGCGTCGTCGATGGACAGATCGTCGCGAATCCTTACGCCGGCCGCGCTTCCGCCTACGAGACCCGCGAGGTCATTCGCCTTGGCCTCATCGGCGGCGGCCGGGGAGAGGCAGCGGGACAGGCGGTCGAGGTTGGCCCGAATAAGGCCCGCGAGCTGGTCGAGGCTTATGTCGATAGCCGACCGATCGTCGAGCGCTGGACCATTGCCGCCGCTATCCTCAAGGCCGCCGTCGAAGGGTTCGACCCGCCAAAAAAAGCCGAGCCGGCGGCAGCGCCGGCAAGAGGCGCACGCGCCGGAAGAAAGACGAAGGCCTCCGCCTCGACGAAGTGATGATCGACTGCGCCATGATGGGCGTGGATTGGCGGACCCTCACCTATGCGACCTACATGTCGCTCCTGGCCGAATGGAACCTGCGGCATGATCCGGACCCAAAGCCCGAGGGTGAATTCGATCCTGACTTCCTCGAGCGGATGATGAGGATCCACGGGTGACGGCGGTAATAGGCCCCGTCCCCGCCCCGTAAGCCATCCCCATGGCCATCACAGCAGATAGCGTCGTCGTCGATTTGATCGCGAACACGGGGCAGCATGATGCCTCCGTGATGCGTTCCGCCTCTGTATTTGAGGACGCGAGCCGGCGCTCACTCAGGGCCGCCAACGAGATCGAACGCGCGGCACAGCGCACCGGCTATGCACAGCGTAATATTGGCCGCCAAATCGACGACATCGGCGCGCAGGTGGCTGGCGGACAGAGCCCCTTCCTCATCATTGCGCAGCAGGCGCCGCAGGTCGCGGACGCGCTTGCCGATGTGCAGAGCAAGGCGGGTCGCGTGGCCGCGTTCTTCGCGGGGCCATGGGGCGCGGCGTTGTTGGCGGCGGCATCGGTCGTCGGCGTGCTGGTGAGCAATTTGGACGAAAGCAGCAGAGCGAGCGATGGCGCCGGCAAAGGTCACGAGTTCGTCAAACTGACCGTCGATCAACTGATCACGGCGATTGACGATCTCGCGGAATCGCAAGCCCAGGAGAACAAGACGAAGGTCGACGCCCTTCGTGAATCGAAAGCCTATGCCGCCTACCTATATGTCCAGGCCGACGCGATCCGGACCGTCACCCGTGCCACGCTTGAAGGCGCCATCGCCGAACAGGCTGCGCGGAAAGTTCGAGCGCAGGCGATCGGTCCCAGGGGAGATATCGCAGCCCTGGGCCTTGAGGGTGGCGACAGCACCATTGCCTTCCTGCAGAGCCAGCTCGCGAAGCTCGATGCCGGTGTCATGACGGCGCGCCAAAGCTACAGAGCGGCGACCGCGAATCTTGTGGAATTCGCGGCCTCCTCGGACGCCGCCGCGAAGGCAACCCAGCGGTTCGAGCAGTCGGTCAAGTCTCTGAAGGAGCAATATGCATCGGGCGTCATCAAGACGCAGTCCGAGCTTAATCGAAAAATCGCCGAGGCTACCACGCTGCGCGATCGGGAAACGGCTGCTATCAAGCGCCAGCGGGACACGTCATCTCGGGGCAGGTCGTCCTCCGGTGGGCGGGTTGAGACCGCAGCCCAGCGATTTGAGCGGCAGCAGCGGGAAGACGATGCCGAAGAGCGCCGCCGGTCGGTCTCGATCAACGACATTCTCAACCGCCCGGGCGGCATCTCCGATCGCGTGAACGCCGACAATGAGCGCATCGTCAAGGAGTTCAACGGCAAGCTAGACACCGAGCGCAAGCTGCAGGCCTACCGCGAGGACAATGTCCGGTCGCTGGCATCACTGTACGAGAGCGCCTTTACCGATGGCGCCCGGGGGATCGGGCGGGCGCTGGAAAGCGCGCTGATCTCCGCAATTGCCAAGGCCCTTGCCGAGAAGACTGTCGACTCCTTTGGGAGCTTCGCCACCTCCCTGACCAGCGCATTCGGCTTCGGCCGCGCCTCGGGTGGCTATGTCGCTCCCGGCCAGATGGTGCGCGTCAATGAAGGCTCCGCTCCCGGCCGGGTAGAGGGCTTCCGCCCTCTTGGCGCCGGTCATATCGTGCCGCTGGGCCGGATGAACGCTCAACCCGCTCGAGGCGGTGTCACCGTGCTTCAAACCGTGGCGGTCGATGCGCGCGGCGCGGTGATGAACGACCAGTTCGCCGAGATGATCCTGGCGCGATCAGGTGAGCAAGCCGTTCTTGCTGCGCAGTTCGCTGCGTCCGCCGGGGCCGCACCATTCGCATCGGCAACACGCCCTCGCCTGCCCGGCACCTAACCGGTGACGGCGGTAATCTGCCCGCCGCGAGCAAGGCAGAAAGCCGGCAATGTCGGTCATCAGCCTCCCCACCTGCCCACCGATCATCGGCCGCAACCTGCGCGCCAACCGACCGGCGCAGGTCAATCGCTCCGAATGGACCAACCGTCGCAAGGTCGCTGTGGGTGCGGCTGCGACCATGTGGACAGCCGAGGTCGGGCCGATCGAGGTTCACACTGATGAACATTTCTGGGCCTGGTCGGCGTTCTTCGCGAAGTTGGCGGGCAAGGCCAATACCTTTCGCCTTCCGGTACTGGCGAAGGCGCAACTGACGGGCGTCACGGTTCGCGTCAACGGCGCGGGCCAGACCGGGGCAAGTCTTATCACCGATGGATGGGGCACGACCGGTCTCAAGGCAGGGCAGTTCGTCACCGTGGCCGATCAACTCTTCGTTCTCACCGCCGATGCGACGCCCTCCGTCGGCGCGGTCACGCTGGCGCTCGACCGCCCGCTGTGGGCCGCGCCCGCCGACAACGCCATCGTCACGGTCGATTCTCCGACCGCATTGATGTTCATGTCCGACGATAGTTCGGGCTGGCAGGACAGCACGGCGCCCTGGGACGCCGCGGGCGAGGGTCGACGGATCATCTCCTTTGTTTGCGAGGAGGCTGTCGGTGGCGCTTGATACTGCCCATAGCGCCGCCCTCGACG